TACGTATAACACTAAAAATAAATTTCATTTTTGACTCCTTTTCTACCTTATTGATATTTCTTAATTTTCTGATAAAATATAATAAAAACGAAAGGTTGTGATTTTATGTCAGAAGGATTTGATAAACTTGCTGGCGGTGTTGGAAAAGCTGTTGAAACTGTTCCTGATATTTATGATGATGCATTAAAACCAGCAGCTCAAGAATCAGGAAAAACTCTAGCGCTAATTCCTCGTGCCATAAATGCCGCATTATCCCCTCTACGCCAATGGATAGCTCAGAGAGAATACAATGTTGCTGAAACAGAAAAATTGCTGGCTAAAAAACTAGAGAATATAGAACCTGAAAAAATTGTATCTCCTGAGCCTTATGTAGCTGTGCCTGCGCTTCAGGCTATTTCGTATTCAATGAATAGTGATGAATTAAGAGAACTATACGCAAATTTACTTGCAAAATCCATGTGTATAGATACTAAAAATTCAGTCCATCCTTCTTTTGTTGAAATCATCAGGCAAATGTCTCCTTTAGACGCAGCTACATTTAAGATTATTCTCAATGCTGATTTGCGCCCATTAATTGATATGAAGATTAGATCTCCCAAAAGTGTAGGTGGTGGTACTAATACTATTTTCAGAAATGTATCTTGGATATTAACTTATCCTTATAAACAGCTCATGGTTTCATTCGATAATTTAGAGCGATTAAATTTAATCAATATATCCGATTCATATTATACGCATTCAGAAAATTATCAATTGGCAACTAATACATCTTTCTACGTTACCAATAAACACATAATTTTAAATAATCTCAAATCAGGAGAATCTTACGAAGAAGACAAAAAGGTGATGTTTGTTACTGACCTTGGTAATCTATTCGGTAATATATGTATTCAATAATTCTTTTAGGCCTTCTTTATTGAAGGCCTGTCTTTTTTCGTACATGCTACATGCCCTGATAAATATCTAAGTACAGTCATATTTAAGCTTCACTTGTTTGTTTAATTATATGTAAATCTCCTATTCTCTTAGTAATACCTTATCAAATATTACCTTCTGCATAATTTCAAAAACCAGATTCTCCACAAATCCCATTCGGCCCATAGCGGACTTTTTTTGGTCAGTGTTGTATCTACTTGATTTATTTTATATTTGCCGTAAATAGCATAATTACTATGATACGCATTCGATATTGCATATGCAGGACAGTCCAGTAGTTTTGCAGCTTCTTTAAGCAAAACTGTAGATGCAACAATCTGTCCTGTCTCCATGTTTTTTATTTCATATAGGTTCATTTCCTCTCCTCATAGAATCTACAGTCCTTGCAGTTCGTTCATTTACCTTTGATGATATGCATGTTCGGACAGGTGGGACGGGTGTATACTGCTACAGCTCCGATGTGTCCTGTACTATGTTTACATATTTCTGCTCTTTGTGCTATGTTCATATGTCCTCCTTAAATATATTCTTCAATCAGCCAGTGAAGTACCTCCAGCATACTCTTCTTTGTGATGCTGTTATGTGTAGGCATATCAATCACTTCCTGAATTGCTGTGATCTTGTCTTCTACTTCTGTTTCTTCGTTATGAATGTCTTTAAATATTGCACTTGCTTTTCCTATGTTCATTTATTCTTCCTCCAGATAGTTTTTTCCAAACGTCTTTACGAATTGTTCCCTGCTGCCACATTTCTCTTCAAATGCTCTCTGACCAATCCGCTGCAAAGTAATTCGGACTTCTTTGTTTCTATGTACGGCTATATCTGAAGTTCTATGACATTCCGGGCAAAGATATACGGTTAAGCCATATTGCTCGGAGTATTTGCGGTTTGCGCTGCCATAGATGTGATGGCGTTCTGTATAGCCTGTTTTGCCACAAATGAAGCACCGATTCTTCATGTCTCTGTCTATGATGCTTTTGTGGTGCTTCTTCCGTTTTTTTCTGGTGGATTCTTTAGGAAATAATAATTCTCCCTGTTTCATCTGGTATACCTCCTTGCTTCTCTGAGTAGATAATTCCTGTTCTGAATATTCCGGTTAAAGTCTTCTACTGTTCTGGTGGCTTCCTGCTTCTTTAGGGCTGCCAGACCTCCCCAGGGCTTGCCGATAAAAACATGGTAGTCCAGGCTGGTGTAGATTAAACAGTCCGGAGGATTCCATCCCATGGTTTTTCGGAATAGTTTCTTTTTCTGTCTTTTATTCATTTTCTGTCGCCTTTCTTATATCCCAGCAAGTGGAGACGGACGGTATCAAATTCCTGAAGCAATGCGATATCCTTCACTCTGCTTAATTTCCGATCAACTCTGTGCATTTCGTACTTCCTGAAGATTAAATCTCCGGAGGTCCTTGCATTGTTCGCCTGTGCTTTTGAGCAGTTTAAACCTTCCACTATTTCTGCAAATGTTGCATTGCCTATCACCAGATTGCCTGATCTATCTGTTACATCGTATAAAAATGGGATCATTTCCGCCCTCCTCTCAGTGTCCGGCCAGAAATGTATTCATCATCCTTGCTTTCCATTCCGGAACTTCTTTGGTTTTCCATTTTGCGCACCAGTCGTCATCTTCTACCATGCGTCCAATGCGATCGCAGAAACCATTATCATTCTCTTTACAGGTTTCGCATATCTGTTCCTTCCTGCTCATGCTTTTAAATTTCCTTTCCTTCTTCTGCATTTTGTTTCTCCTTTCTCCTTCCTGTGATCTGACAGGCTCACACAGGAAGGATGTATCTATGTGAATTTTAGGGCACCCTTTTTTAGTGACCGAATCGGTCATTTATCTGTATTTGTAAATCTCTTTTATATTTTTGAGCTGTACTGTCTTAGGTCTTTTCCCTCCCTGGCTATACTGAAATCCGGTATCTGTAATCTTTGCAATTGTTGCACTTCCAAATCCACCGCCTTCATGTCCAGACGCTTTGTTAAAAGTTACTCCTACTGTATCTCCCACTTTGAATTTCTGTCCGTTGTCGTCAATTATTATTTTTTCTGTTCTGTAATTCATTTTTGAATCTCCTTCAAGAATTCCACAAGTTCTGTTTCGCTGTTTTGATATTTGTTGTATCTGGAATGGTAGCTCCATCCTTTGTCGTTCTTGCATTCCGGCTTTGGTCCTCCTACAAGGTGCATGTAATGGTGTTCCCCTGGCGTATACCACTGGCTTTTTTCTGATGGATCCGGAGCAAATTCTTCTACGATCAGACGGGCGCCGTTCGCGAAATCGTATTTGTAGTATTTGATTCCTACGTTCTTGTCCTCGTACCAGAGTCCCCAGCTCTTATAATTCCTTAGCCATTCCTTGCGTTGATCATTGTTTTTCATGATTGGAAGAGGCGGCTGTTCTGATTCTTCTGGTTCTTCCTTGCAGTCTTCTACAAGATTTTTAATAATTCTCAATCCTCCAACAATCAGCTGCTGTTTCAGGATTGTCATGTGCGGTAAGCCAGGATCTTCTTTTTCTGTTTTAAGAAATTCTTTGAGTCTTCTTTCTTCATCGTACAGATATCCGATAATTTCTACATCTGTAGGTACCGGGATGTCTTTTAAATCTTCCGGCCATGCATCTGGGATTTTATCTGCATTTCTCAGATGTTTTACCATCTCGGTGGAATCGCCGGAATGGTCTTCCTGTTGCTTTTTGTCCGGTGTTTCTGCTGCCGACTGGCAGCTCTTTTCCGGAATATTCTCTGCTGGTCGATGAACTGAAGCATTGCATTCGTATCCGCAAGTTCCATGTTTCTCACAGCTCCAACAGCATTTTCTATTACAATTTTCTCCATCCCCTGCCGCCGTTTTCTGAGCTTCTTCAAGAGTACAGGTGAATCCTTCTCGATGAATACACTTTCCTACATTGGTTTCTTTCTTTTCCGGCTTCTCAGGTGCATCAATTGTGGTCATTTTGACCGGTTTCTTTGTGGAGTAGCGTCTGATCAGTTCTTCGGTCAGCTCCTGCCAGGTCATTTCTTTCTCTTCCAGGCTGTCTGGGTTGAATGTGATCCTATCCGGATGTCCCTGATAGTTTAGATATCCATTTCTGTGCTTTACATAGCAATAGAGCATACTGATCATCTTTGTTCCCATCAGCTTGTCTCCATTGCGGATCCGAGCTGTTGTGTTCTTTTTCAGACTGTCAAAGAATCTTTCTATCTGCAGTTCTACGGGAATTGGCGTCTCGTCTTCTGTGGGCTTCTGCTGCCTGGTTGCCTGCTCTATTGTCATCTGTCCCGGAATGTCTGCATTTAATGCCTGCTGATCCTTCAGGAGTTGAATATCTGGAAGGGTCAGGATTTTGTTCTTCATGTACATCTCGTATGCTATCTTCTGCAGTTCCGGTTCCAGAGACGCTGCAGCATCTGCCACAGAAATGTTAATCTCTCCATCCTGAAACTCTTCCATCAGTTCCTCTGACAGATGATTGCTAATGTTCTTGTAACGACCGAACTGAGCGTTTGACACTCCAAGAAGTTCTTTTAAATTCTCTCTGACTGTTCCAGTGATTCCAACCTTCTCTTTCAGCCCCTTAACAATCTTCTCCATCTCCAGAGCTTCCTGCATTCTTTCCCAGTCGTTTTTATCTCTGTAATTGTTTGCCTGAATTACCTTAAATTGTCTCAAGAATGGCGTGATTGCTTCTCTCTGCTCTGGTGTCAGTTCTTTGTCCTCTGAAACATTGATTTCCGCAGCATACATGCACGGAACCTTCTCGAATCTGGTGTCCCCTTCTTCGATCAGTTCTATGCAACATAATCTTCTACGATGTCCGGCAAGTACTTTATCTTCTCCATCTACATTCTCTATCAGAATTGGCTGCATCAGGTACCCTGTGATCTTTATCGACGCCTTGAGTTTGCTGATATTTTTTGTCGTGTAGAAATTCTCCTGAGTCGGCACCAGTTCTCTAGGATCCTTGTATATGATTGCCTGCTTCTCTTTTCTTTCCGGCAAGGACCGCTTTGACAGCATGTCCAGCGCACTAAATTTCTCTCTTCCCATTGTTACCTCCCTATCATCTGCAGATATTCCTCTACAAGTGTCTGATAGTCTTCTGCTGCCGCCGATCGCTTGCTATATAACACAACCGGCGTTCTGGCATATGTACTCTTTGCAACTGCCAGAGAATTTCTGATCACCGTCTCCATCGTCGGATACCATTCCCTTATAATCTCCGCTCCCTGGCTATGCGCTTCGTTGTATTTGTTATACTTGCTGATAAAGCACTTTACATTCTCCAGATCAGGATTTAATTCGCATTTAATCTCATCGATCTGATCCAGAAGCTCATCCATGCCTTCTGTCGTGTTATCGTCAACTTCCACCGGAATCAGGACGTCATCTGCTGCCGTCAGCGCATTGATAACGGATACATTGATATCCGGAGCATTATCGATCACACAGAAATCGTAATTATCTTTCACCTGCTGCAGGGCATTTTTTAGTCTGGTCTGCTGAGGTCTTACACGGTCCATCGTCACTTCCATATTTGCTGTCAGAAGGTTCAGATTCGCAGTGATCACATCTAAATTCTCGTAATCTGTTTTCTGGATCAGGCTTGCCATATCCGGTTTCTTGTCAACCATTATC